GCTTGTGCGCCCTCTCCGGTGCCGATCTTTGACAGGTCAAATCGGTCAAACTTGTGCGGTGATCCGTGCCACGCTTCCAGCAGGGTCTTGCCGCCTTTGTTGATGAAACCAGCTTCGGCATCATCGCTGCCCAGCAGTCCAGCGCCCAGTAGTCCAGCACCGGCAGTTGTAAAGGCCGTATCTTTAAAAGCTTTCCTCAGAGCAGTTCTTTCTTCTTGAGTTTTGTACGGCTTTACGTCAATGCCGTACTTAGAAAGAATGTCTATCGTCCTCTGATCGGTGCTATCTGGAACGATTGCGCCAGTGAACTCTCTCAAGCTAACAGGTCTATGCGGTTTACCCTCAAAATACTCCGTTGGAGCATATCGCAGATAATCCTTGTAGTCGTTTAGCTCTTTAATGATTCCATCTGGGACGTTTGAAAAGCCGACTTCACGCATTGCAGCATCTAAGCCTTTACGCTCAGAAAGCGACAACATTTCGCCAACGCTATCCAAATACGAAAACCCACTAGGGTCGTAGTCGTAATACGGACGTAAGGCTTCCTGTAAGTCATCAAGCATCATCCCTGATGTTTGCTTGATTTCGGCAACATCTTCGGCTGGCTTTAATAAGCCTTTGCTGCTTCTTATGTCATCCAGCGACTTAAACCGCTTAGTGGTTGAGGCTCTTATATTCCCCGCACCATGCGTCATAGTGCTTTCAGTATTTGCCCCGCCCTTTCTCGACATAAATCTTGAAACTTCTGGCGCGGTATACGGCTTCAGTTTTGCACTTGAGGCATACCTATCACGATCTGGGTTAGATATAAAATATTCATCTTCTTGAAAGTATTTGTCGAGCTGGTCGTTTACCCACTGTTCATGTAGCTGACGATTATCCTCTCTCATCTTATAAAGGTCAGAGTACGATACGGTGCCATCCTCTTTCATGGGCGGCTTAATGTTGTTGTCGTCGGCAAATTTCAATAACGCCGCATTGTCGTTACTAAACCAGTCTGTTGCGTTCCTATAAGAATACTCGTTAATGTTTTTCTTTGTCTCAAGATCGGAAAGGTCATACCTTAGCTGATCCATGTATCCATGATTTTTGTATTTTGCAAAATCTTCAGATACTTGCTTGTAGGCATTTTTTTGGGCTAAGCGAACCGGCCTTGGTGCTCTGCTTGTATATGCGTCTGCGCTGTAGACTCTGTTTACTGCTCTTTTAGGATCAAAGTTATTTGGGTTTCCAACAAGCGTTATATCTCCAAATCCTTCAAATGGTATATTTTGCCTTGTTACCGCTAGTGACGGGTTAGGTAAGCCGCCCATCTGGCTATACCTTTGAATTGCTTGAGGGGTTGTGTTATGCAGGAAATTTAAATCTTTAGTTGCCTTTAATGCCTGATCCATCGGCAGTTCACCAGAAGCGATCCGCTTGGCTACGGATTCAGGGAAGCCCTGCTTGATCAGCTTGGCAACATCATCGGCGAATGACAAAAGACCCATATCAAAGCCCTAAAAAAATTACTGTCATTGAGATTAAAACGACAATCCAGATGATTTTTTCAAAAATGCTCATAAGCCAACCCGCTGTTTTTCATCAGTAGCTCCAAAACGCAGGTGTTGGCCTGTCATCACAGATATCCAAATGAATAAACCTCTGGGCCATGTCGCCCTTTTGATTTACTCCGATTCGGCTGATTCCGTGCGCTTGCGCAACCCTAACAAGGTCAAGAGCTTCAGCACCGTGGCAGAGTATGTCAACTGCCATACCTGTACTGTGTACTCCCGGCTGACCTTTAGCAGCTTCGATAGGGTGACTGGGGCATCTGTAACCTGAACTAACCCGCATAGGAAACCCAAGCTCCATACGAATACTGTCCAGAAGATCAAGAAAAGCGCGGTCATATCTGTACTCCCCACAATGTTGGCATTTTAGCTCATCTTCGCTAAAAAACTTACTCACCTTGGCCATTTTTCTTTACCGTTGTGACTATCTTTTCGCCACTTCTGGCTAACACATATCCACCCAACCCAAGCTGCAAGAGGGTCCATGCCTCATCCCTGAGCGGGTTTGGTAGCCACCCCAGAGAATCCCCAACGGCAAGAGCGAGGAAAGTGAGCATGGTGATGGGTCGCCAGCTTGCGGTAAGCCAGTGCTCAGATGACGCCTCTGCATGAACGATCTTTGACTGCGCTTTGATGATCTCTGCCTCATAGTCAAATACCCTCTGCATTGCGGCTGCCTGAACATCCAGCAACTGGCGTTTTTGAATAAGCCGCTCCTCTTCCGACGTATGAAGGCTATCAATGAGTTCGGCGGCAGGCTTGAAGACCCCAGCAATTAGCTCAATGACGCCCATGATAAGACCTGCTTTTGTTCATGACGTTTTTTTCATCAACGCTGCTGGAGACGTTGATTGCCATCGTAGCAATCATTTTTTCAATTATTGTTTCAGCCTGAAAAAATACGTCATCTATTTTTTCGGATATAAAATCTATTTTATGAGGTAGCCAATCACGCCCGTTAACAAGACTATCACCGCCCACATCGCTTGACGGGTCATTGTCTGCGCCTCGGTCTTCTCCAACTGCGAAATTCTCAGCTCGATTGATTCGATTGTTTTCCATGCTCGTCCTAACGCCTCCGCTGATTGTGCTTGACGCTCCTCGACGCGAGCCAGAAGCGTTAGCGCCTCAGAAATCTTGTCGAGCTTCGTTTCGATAGCGCCAATTTTTTGAGTCAACCGCTCTTCATTGAGCATGATTTTGCGCTACTTTTTTTTAGCTTTGTACGCTTTGTACGCACGGTCTGCTGACGCCTTCGTTTTGTACATTGCGGGGCCGTTGCCGATTCGGTATTTGCCGTTTTTGCATTTTTTAACTGGCATCAGTAGCTTCCCTCCCAGACGCGAAGTTTATCGAAATCGCCCGACAACATCTTGCGCTTCACGATCTCTTTGCAAGCCTCGCGGTCGTCCCAAGACACTCCCGCCTCTTTAAACCATTCCTGCATGATGTGCATAGGAATCACACCAACTAGCCGCGACTCGCCGGTCATGCCAACGCCAGCGGCACGGTATTGGTCAGCTATCTCCAAATAAGGTTGATTCAGGTAAGTGTTCTGAATCGTGAACGTCCCGTCGTGGTTGTCCCTGAACTTCTCCTGAACCTTCACTTTTCTTCCTCCGTCCTCGTTTCTTGGGTGGTTCCGGCTCTTGCTTTACCTCAACATACTCAAGCCGAGTGCTGTGCTTGGCTGCTTCATCTTCTGAGATGTCAACCAAATCCCCATTGCGATACTTTTTGCCGCCAATGAATAAGTTTGAGATTGTCACTTTATACATAATGAAAAGGGGGGAGTTTCCTCCCCCCGCGCTCCTTAGCTGGTGGTGTTGTCGAAAACGCCGCCAGACGCCTTTTCGTTCTTACAAACAAGCGTCAACTCGGTGACAACCTGACGGGTCGTGTTATCGCCGGTCTTCGCCAACGCTACGTTCTTGGTCGGACGCAGAACGGCAACAGCCCACATATCGGACTGCATGATGAACACGTCACGCGAACGATTCTCACGGGTCGGCATAAACTCAATGCTTCCCCACGGGGTCATGTAGACCGACATCAAGTTGGCTACCTTGCCGTCAGCCGCGCCGATGGTAGAGCGTTGCGAGTTGTTACCAACAAACCCAAGCGCCTTGTTCATCTGGAATGCAGACAAATAGCACACATCAGGCTTGCCGCCTTGCTCCCAGATTGACTGCATCACGGTATCGAACTTGGTCTGAGAGAACGCGGTCAGCGCCGTGGTCTCATCAGTTCGAGCGTCACTTCCGTCACCAGTAGCGTCGGCACCTTCGTTTGCGCCGAACACCGTGTTGCTGATCAACCACACAGGAGCACCTGCCAGCTCACGAGCCGTTGAGCTATTGCCGGCAGCGCGAGCGTTGTTGTCAAACAGTGCCTTTTCGATGTCGAGCTTCTGTTCTTTGGCGATCTTGAGCGTTTGGTATGCAATTTCTGCCGCTCGGCCAGCCTTTTTCAAGCCCTCGTCGGTGTCAGGCACAACCACTGCGTTCTTAAAGATCTGCGTGTAGTTCCCCAGACGCGAGGTCGCCGTGCGTGCCTCCGCCGACGTTGCATCGCCTTCGATGTGAGCGTTTGCTGCTGAAGCGCGAAGCGCATCGGTCTGCCACTCATGGAAGGTGTTGGTTGCTTTAACCTTTTTGCACGCGCTGTAGAAAGGAGTTTCTTCAGGCGAAATATCGTAAATCACGTCCTCCAGATCCTCGCGGATACCTTTGGCGTCATATGAATCAAATGTGTTACTTGGCTGTGCCATGATAATTACCTCAATTTAGGATTAAACTAACCGCATCATTTAAGGATCCGGTCTTTCTTAGCTTTTGTCGAGCTTGCCTCTCTGCCTGAGATTTCAATCCTACCTTCTTCGCACCCGCCTTGAGTACCTTACCCTGCTTGGGCTTGGCGCTGGCCTCCATCTTGGTCTTGCCATCCATCATCTCGCGGTATCTGATCGCATCCGTTAGAACACGAACAGCACGGTGATCAGAGATTGCACCAAGCTCATCCACGGTATAGCCGTAGATTTTTTGGCCAGATGAGACCAGCTTTTCACGCAATGCGCGACCCTGCTTCTCATCATTAAACTCTGGTATCGATTGCTTTAGGATCTCCATCTCACGCTGCAAATGAGCCGCCTGTGCCGCCTGTGCCGCCTGTGACTGCTGCTGAACAACCTGTTGCATCTGTCCAATCTGCTGGTCAAAGGCCGCCTTTTGCTCGTCGTAAGAGAGCTTTGCTTCCAGGTATCCTATCGGGTCGGAATCAAACATCTCTTTGGTCGGCATCTTCGGTGGCGTCGGCATACCTCCCTGCTGAATCTGTTGAAACAATTGGGCGATCTGCTGGCGCTCATTCAAAAGGGCGGCATAGACCTCCTCGGCCTGCTTACGCTGCTGGGCTGCCTGCTCCATCCCTTTTCGGACATATGCTTGACCGCTGAATCCCTGCTTGAGTTCGTCAAGTGTTACCTGCTGCTCTTTCCCGTCAACCTTGACGGTGAACAATTCAGGCTCTGACTCATCATCGCCATCTTCTTCAGTGTCTTCGCTGTCCTCAATGTCCTCGTCAGACTCGTCAGACTCCTCGTCAGACTCCTCTTCGGACTCAACATCCTCATCCACCTCCTCGGCTTCCATTTCTTCAGGTTCTTGAAGAAGTTTGGCGAGTGCCGATTCAATGGATCCTGCTTCTGGTTCGTTCGCTTCCACGGTGACGTTCCCTTACTGATGTTTTTTATCGAAGATCGCTTCATCCATCAGGATTGTGGCTATTCGATCTTCGATCTTTGATAACCCACGAACAATTTCGTGAGCGGACTCCCTCTCATCCAGAGATGAGGTCGGGTTCAGAAAGATATTAGCCTGATCTTTCTTAATACTTTTCATTATATAGCAAAACGCCTCGTCGTTCTGCAAATTCCGCACCTGCGCGGCGAGCGTCTTAATATCCACGCGGTGCCGCCTGCATCTGCTTAATTCGGGCTATATCGACCGCCGTGCCGTACTTCCCGACAATCTCAGCCGCATTGAGGATCAGATCCTGATCCATCTTGTCACGCGCCAGGTCATCATCTGACGCCGCCTTCTGCATCTGGATCTGAAGCTTCGCCATGTCATGCTGCTGCTGTGCCTGAAGCTTGGCCATGTCGGTCTGCGCCTTGGCCTGAGCCTTCATCATCTCAGCTTGCAAATAAGCCTGCGCCTGCTGATCCTGCTGCGGCTGTTGCTGCTGCTGCTGTTGTTGCTGCTGCATCAGCATCTGCTCTGTTTGCGGGTTCATTGGCATAAAGTATCTGGTTGAGTTCCGAACACCGTTCAATGCCAAAATATCTGAAAGCGTGTTGCGGATATTCGTAAGCGTCACCATCCCGTTAGCTGGGCCGTATGCCTGCATGATCTGGCTCTGCACCTGAAACGCCTGCATCAATGCCGCCAGCTTCTGCTCTTCTCTGCCGGTGCCTAACCCCACATTGACAGAAACGTCCATCGCGGTGTTCCACGATCTCGGGTCAACCGGGACGTAATCCTGGCCCGCAATCCGCATCATTTGCTCTTCATCAACGTTCTCAACCATGCACTTCAGCATCAGCCGGAACATCTGACGCATACCGCCCTCGGCCAGATTGCGAGCCATGACCTCAATTTGCCCGGCTTGTGCCTGCACGGTGGCCGCTACCGCAGCAGCGGTCGTCGATTGGAGTGCATCGGGTGACAACCCAGAAGACGCCTTGGTGACGCCAGTTTTACCCTCAATCTCGGCATCCAGATACTGGAGCGCGATCAAAGTCTGCCCAGCAACAAACGGGACAACCTGCGGAGTGATCGATCCGGGCTGCTTAACCCGAATAAGCCCGCCAATCTCGTTGTTGAGCACATCATCAATGTTGGCGGCACCATCAACAACCTCAAGACGAGGGCTGTTTGTGAGCGCAACGTTATCAAGCACTGATCTCAGCATTGCTGTTGCCGCATCCTGATCGTTGATGATCAGATCCGCTATCGACCGGCCATAGAAGGTGTGCGGCTCTGGATCAACCTCAAACACCGCAAAAGGAATAACTGAGCACGGCTCAACATCAAGCAGCTTGTACTGGTTGCCGCCCAACATAACCTTTTGCAAGGTAGGAATGCCCGTGCCTTCCACATCAATTTTCATGTACACTTCGGTGACCGCCACCAGCTTCATGGCGGGGTCTTGCGTATCCTCGTCAGAATAATCTGAGTCGTAGCCGCGCCGTTCGTACTTCTCAACATCCGAGAACGTATCGGAGTGCTGAAGACCAGACAGCTCTGAGACCTCATCAAAGTCATAGCCCATCTCAACCAAATCACCTACGCGAATTTCCGTTCGGTGGCCCACGCAAAACGCGGACTCAAGATTGCGGGCGTTTCTATCAACAAAGAATTCTTCTGGCGGCACCGACTCAATGCAGATCTTGCCGGTGTCTTTGTACCGCGCCACCTTCAGGTCATACTTGGGCATTTCGACTTCCATGCCCATTTCGTCAACCTGAATCTCAGTGGTCACGGTCTCAGACAGTATTTCAACATCATCATCTGATGTGATGGCACGATACTCCATCTCGTTAAGACCAAAAAACTCGTAGGTCTGCTGCTCCTGGTATGTGTCCCAATAAACCTTCACAATCCCAGACTTTTTGACCAGCGCATCATGGAATGCGTCATTTAAGACGCGGTAGCCATTGTGCTCATTGAACACATAGTGCATGTATTCGGTGGCCTGCTCTGCTGCCTGCACATCCTCCGGCCCTCGTGGGACATACTCAACCGGCTTGTCCGTTGACAGAAACACCCTCATCAAGCTTGGCTTAATCGCTCGAATTGTGTCGCGCACCTTTGTGGCCACCACCTTTGAGCGGCCCTCTTCCTCTCCAATGTCAACCTCGCCATCAAAGTAGCGCTGTGCCTTGATGCGATCTTCGGCTATCTCTGATTCACAGAAATCAACCGCATCCGTGATCGCCTCACGCGCAATGGACTCAATCTCTTGCTTGCTCTTTGGTTCTGGTCTCATTATTTGCCCTCAACATTTGGCAGTAAGCCAGTAGATTCTTGCGTAGCCTGTATTGTGCCAGCAGTTCTACCGCCGGACACTAACGCATCCGCCACCTGTCCGGCCATAGCGGCAAGCTCAGACATTGGCGTCTCGTTAGTTAATGCCCTGCGTACCATTTCTGGGTCACGAGAGAACAAGACCTCGACGACCTGCATTCTTTGCTGATCTGTTAATGTGGGCCGATCTCGTTTTAATAAGCGATCTAGCATATCAACAACGATTGTCGGATCGCCAGACATTACCCTACCAACGTCCTGCATAGATCCCCTCATGCCGGCTCTGGCGCGCTCTTGCGTCAATGGGGCTGTAGGGCTACCAGCCGTTGTTGGAATTCCTTTTGCTACATCTGCGGTTTCACCGGCAAGTTCAAGCTGTCTTGTTAGCTGAGAGACATCTCTGTCGCTTAAAGCTGTTCTCAAAACCTGACCAAACTGCACATCTTCGTTTGCAAGGTTTTTAAGTGTTGTCCCTTGCCTCGGTACTTTGTTGCGAATCGCGTGCATTAGGCCAGCCCTAAACGCTTTTGAGGCCTCTGACGTGAATGATTCCATTAGCAGTTCAAGCTCGTCCACGTTCATCGACAGAGCCTTACGTCCGGCCTCAAATGCGTCTCTGCCTGTTCTGGTCTGGGCGGCGGTCTGCCTTACAGCCTGTAACTGTGGAGATAGCTCATCAATGTTGCGCCTCAAATTCTTTTCAATCTGAGAGACGACCTCGCCCATTGTGCCTTGCCCGCTTCGATAGAATAGGTCGGCGCGATCTTTTAACGTGCGGCGCATAATCTCTGCATCTTCCAATGAAGGCGCCCGAACAAACTGTAGCTCTCCGTTATCGGCCACTTTAAATGGCGGAACGATTCTGCCCTCTGCCTTGTAGCGGGTCATTATCTCTTCGGCAAGATCCGGCATTGCCTGTGCGGCTCGAAGCATTTCATTTGCTACGGACTCAGGAACAAATTGGTTAGCCCCGAAAACAGATCCGTATGCCTCACGCTCTGCGGCTTTTAATTGCTCATCAGTTTGGCGCATTGATCTTATAACATTCTCGTCCATATTTGGCGCCAGCTCTCGCTGTAAGCCCCGCATAGCAATATCTGCTGTTTCGCCTGCACGAGCCTGAGTTCGCTCTACTACACTGCGCCCAGACTCTCCGCCTTCTGACACAATGTTCTTTAATGCAATCATTAACGTGCGGTTGTCGGACATCAACCGCCCAGATTGAAGGTCTGCGATAATTTCCTCTACTGACTTGCCGGTTTGCTCCTGTAGTCTTTGTAGCTCCGCCTGCACAGCAGTTGCCGGCTTTTCTCCAATCTTTTCTCTCAAAAAGTTAATCAGCTTAGATGCAACATCTGCTCCACCCCGTAAGCCAAGCTGTAAAGCAGGGCCAGCAATCGCGCCAGTGGCACCACCAACAATGGTTTCTTGACCAGCCGACTCAGGACTCTCAGATGCGCCATAACCATAAAGCCCGCCTTCTAATGCACCCGTGCCTACAATACGACTCAATGATGCCGCCCCGCTGGGAGCGCCAACACCTGTGGCCATCATAGCCAGCGATGGAGCCAAAGCACCGGCCAGCTCATAAGTTAAAGCGGCCTTTGGGTTTTGTTGCTTGTACGCAGAAAGCTTTGCCCTGATCTCGTTTCTTACATCTTCATACTGTGGGCCATTTGGAACGGCAGATCTTACAAGAGCCTCGATTTCATCAGCGAATCCTAAAGTGGCGCCCTGTGCCATTGTGCGAATGCGTTGCGGCTCAGCCTGAAGCTTTGCCCTTGCCTCAAGAATTGCCTGCATTTGCTCTGAAGTAAATTCTGCCATTACATCACCTTATTTAAATAGGTTTCGCTGTTCTTGTGTCATTGCATTCCATTCTTCTTCGGTAATGCTGGGCGGTCTTTGTATTCCGCCGCCGCCTACGCCGCGAAACACCTCGGTCCCACCTTTTGGCTTATACTGCTTAATAAAGTCGCTGTACGGAATTTTCCCAGAAGACAGCCTCTGGGCTGTTGAGAAAAGCTGATTTCTGAGTTTTGTCTGTGCTGCTATCTTTTCAGCTATGTATTTTCTCAGCTGATTAGGCGGCAATTCCAATGGAAGCCCTGTATCCAAGGCAAGCTTTAGTTCTGATGCACTTAATGCGCCAAAGGTTGCTGAATTGACAATATCAATGCCCATCTGGTTGGCAGTAGCCCTGAGCGACGATGTCGCCGCGTCAAACGATGGAATGTATTGGCGCAGCGCCCCAGACTGAGCGCCGTTATCAAGCGCATCTAGTGCGCTCTCTAGCCGCCCAATTGTTGTATCAATATTTTGTACTTGCGAGAATGCGGCTGTTCCCGCCGCTACCGCGTTCTCTATATCAACAGCCCTTGTTTCCGCTTTTAGCTCTCGCTCAGATTGTTGCGCTGGCGTCTCGCCGATTGCGCCTGGGACATCTACGCGACTAACCGACCCCGTGGTCGGGTCATATTGGGTGATGTATAACTGCCCTGTTTGGGGATCTACCCTCGGCGCGTAACTCTGCGGCGTTGCGGTTTTAAACAAAAGCTTCGACGCGGCTACCGCCATCTCCGGCTGATTTCGCACCAAAACAGCCGCATCCTCAAGTTGCTTTTTCCTTGCTGGGTTTGACTCCCTAGCTGCTGCTGTTTCTAGTGCGATTGCGGTCTGGTTCCCTTGCTGCTTCAAAAGCCGCATCTGCTGCGATGTCTCAATCTGAGACTGCGCCATCCGTGCGATATTGGGATCTGGATTAAGCCGCATGGTGTTAAATCCAGCAGCCAATCGCGCCCTGTTCTCGGGATCGCTGAGATAGTCCTTGACGCCCGATCCAAGTCGCTCAAAAAAAGACGGCTGGGTTGCTGGGGCCGATGGCGGCACCGGCATCGCGGGCGTTGGCGCAGATGCGGGTCTCGATGGCGGCAATGCGGCAGGCATCCCGCCAGTTGCGCTGAACGGTGTCGGCCTGGTGTGGCTTTCTATGAATGAACCACCAAAAAGACTGTCGAGTAAGCCCATGATTACCTCAAATGTAGGGTGTTAGCTGCCCCGGGGTCATCGGCTGCAAGCCTGCGTAGGGCATTCTGTTCTTTCGCTCGTATCGATTAGCGTAGTTCTCTGCAAATCGATCCCCGATCATGTCCAGCAGACCCCGCTGCTGAACCGGCCCCGCCATGTTAACCGGCGACATATTGCCCGTTGGCGTCATGTTCATCTGCGGGGCATGTGGAGATAGGCCCATTACCCCGAGCGCCTGAGAGGGCTGACGCATCTGCGTCATCAGCGGGTCTTGGGCCGTGTAATCCGGCACCCCTGACATATAGTCAGGCATCGGCCTGTCTTGCTTCGCATAGTCGTAAAGACCGCCCAGAATTGATTGCAAGATCATCAGTGAATCCCTCCGTAGTTGACCTTGAGGTATCCGCTCTCGTCTGTCATCACCAGATCTGGGCGGGTCTCCATGACCTCTTGGGCGATAACGCCACGCGCTCTGCCTTCAAGACCTAAGCCCTTGGCCGCGTCGTTCCAATCCCACTCGTAGACCTTGTGGCCGCTCTTTGTCGCGCCGAGGGGTCGAATGTTTTCCTTCAAGCGAATGTCAGAGAACATCCCCAGCGTCAGATAGTCAAACAGCCCAGGCTGTCTTGATGTGGTCTGATTCTGCGGGATCTGAGACGACCCAAGCGCCTGAGACAGATACCCAAGCGCCTGACTGGGGAAACCTTGATACCCTGCGTACTGGCCCTGAGCGGCCTGTATCAACTGCTGTTGTAGCATCTGCTGCAATGCGCCCTGTTGCGCCATCTGCTGCTGAACACTCTGAGCCTGATTAAATCCGAGGTTGCCGATATTGGCCAACTGGTTCCCTGCCGCTAACCTCTGCTGAGAGCCGGCCAGTTGAGCGCCCTGATTCGCCAGCGCCGCCTGTAGAGCGTTTGCTTGAGAGGCAATTGACCCCTGCATACCGAGCTGCGCCCGCGTCTGAGCAGCTTGTAGATTCGCGCCCTGATTGGCCAGAGCCGACTGCAACGCCTGCGCTGCGTTGAACTGCGATGCTGCCTGACGACGCGCCACATCCTGCTGCGAAAGGTTAGCCGCCTGTGAATAGCCCTGAGCGCGTAACTGAGCCGCTGTCTGTGCAGCCTGCTCCAGAGCATTACGCCCTACCTCTGCTTCCATCAGAGCGCCGCGAGAGCCGCCAAATGCGCCCGCCGCTTGAGCCTGCGCCGCCGCAGCGTTTTGCTGCTGCAATCGCGCCCGCTCAATGTCTTGCATTGAGGTGTCTACAACCTGCCCAACATACGGGTTGTAAAACCGATCAATGTCCGCTTGCGTAGTCTGCGCGGCGCTCATGTCATTCGCCCCAACCTGCTGGGCGTAGACGTTAGCTCTACCGTTAGCGCCATACTGGCTAGGGTCAAGCATCATCGGCTGGAAGCCCATCTCGCCAGCAGCGCCCATCATGCCACCAGTAGCAGCCATAGAAGACTGCTCAAACATATTCGGCATCTGGCCGCCCTTACCGCCACCCTGTGCTTGTGCGCCCATCAGAATCCCCTAAAATTAAACCAAGGATAGTATTGACCCCAAGTTGAGGGGTCTTGCGGATCAAATACTGGTGCTGGCTGCGGCGTTGGATTGATAAACATTCGGTTATACGCTTCAGCCTGTCCAGGTCGTCTTGCCTCAAACTCAGCAACCGCCTGATCAAACAGGTCGCCCGATGAATACCCGCGTATGCCGCCGGCAAACTCCTGCGCCTGCGGGATACCAGCAAGGGCATTGCCACCACGCGGCGCTAGGCCATACGCGGCTCCTGCATCATAGGCGCTCTGCATGGCCGTCTCCTGCATCGGGGTGAAAGCCGCAACAGAAGGCCCGTAGTACGGCATGTACCCTATCTCGCCGAACTGCTCGGCTTTACGCAGGTTCTCCTGCATTGCCGCCTCTGCCCACGGTGGGATCTCTACCTTTGATGATTGTGAACCGCCTTTGCCGCCGCCACCTGACATGTCTATATCTCCTTGCTGAGAGTCGTGTGAGACTCCGAATAACCTTTATGCGATAAAACTTTTGACCACCCTCTTCGGCCTGCAACACTCATTCCGGTACACCCGTTGAGCTTTGCAAAGTGCTCTGCTGATGCGTTCATATCAACGATCGTGTCCATATTCCCGCCGGCCAGAAAGATATGAAGAACCTTTTTGCGCGGGTAAAAAATAATTTCAGTGATCGCGCAGGCATCATCGGCGGGCCAAAACTGAAGCGCGCCAGACCTAACCATGCCACAAATATCATCAAAAGTATGAGTTCCGCCACTATGCTCCAATGCCCCCTCAATCCACTTTCTGCAACGATTCAACTCCTGCTCAAGCTCGTCCATTATATCACTGATGCACCCTGAGAACAGATAGCGTTGCAGCCGGCGCTGCTGGCTCTGTTGCAATCTGATTTGCGGCAAAAGCTTGAAGCGATGCGCTTGAACTATCCACTGCCGCCAACGCCCTCAATTTGTCACCTGCCTGAACCTCAAACACACCCGTCCGACTTACGACTAAGGCGGAGCCGTTCTGGTGAAGCGCATTGCGCATGGTATAGGCATCCGTTGACCCGCCTGCTGCGGCAATGATCCGAGACCAGAACACAAAATTGACCGTTGACGATGATGTTGAGTATAGCTGCGCCGAAAACGCGGACAGATAGTGACCGGCTTCCTCAAATACAATATCGTTGCCGTTTAATGATAGTCCGTGAAGTGTGCCGGCAGCCGTGAACGGTATCGTCGTCTCAGTGTTGGTGGTAAATGTCAGATTTGAACTCACAATAAAATCGCCGTGACCATCGGCCAGTACGATCTGCCGGAACTCACCGTCCTTTGACACGACTGGGTAGCCAGTGGTATCCCACAAGATAATACCGTCTTCTGTCGCCCTGTCGTTTGCATCCTTAAACGCAAGTTGAGACCGACTGCGCGTCAAATAATCGGTCAGATCTTCAGCCCACAGTTGGGCTGTCCCAGAATACGGGGGTGGCGCTTCTCTGCTCATCGCCTACCGCCCCCAGTGATCCGAAGACGTACATCACCAAAGCGCCAGTTAGCGCCGTCGTCTGCCTCAATCTTCATTGACATCTGACGCCCCGTAAATCTTACGGATGTTGGGTTGGCTGGATCATATGGCCCGTGCGTGTATTCGGTTCCATTAGGATAGAATCGGGTCGTAAAGGTCAGCGCCATCTGGCCCTGTGTCTCCTCCTCTGGAATCAACTCAGTGGCCCGCATTACGTTATCGCCATCCGCGATATTGATCGGGCCGGAGGTCAGATAAGGCTTTGTACCGCCATGCCCGAAACCCGTCTCATGACGATAGATGACGCCGGCCTCCGTAATCAGCAACGGCTCCTTGAATGCCCCGCTATCAACACCAGCCGTGCGCGATAACTCACCAATCGTCCAGTGGTTCTCGTGGTAGTCATAGGCCACGTAGCGCGTGTTCTCGTCATCGGCCATGCCTGGATAGAACCACCAGACCTCATTAAATTTTGTGTTTGGCACACAAAAACCGTGACTGATTCTGTCGGTATTCATTTCTGTGAATACCTTGTCATGAACCTCACACGGCAGCACACGCGCCGTTGACCCGTCATACACAAAGAAGTTGCGCTCGCCCATCCAGAAGGCCGTAGGGCCAACAGAGGCGCTCAGATTGCGCCCTGCAACGCCGCAAGATTCGCCTATCTTCTGGAAGCCGTAAACCAATGGCGGGCCTTGATATGCGGCAGTCCACGCATCTTGGGTGGTTAGGATGAGCGTGCGACCCCTAACACGTTCGGCGCAGACTATCACGCCGTTTGTTTGAAGCTCAAAGTCTCCGGCCTCGTTCGTGACCGCAGGTGTCCATGTCGTGTTGTCTTCCTTGTCACACCACTTAATCGTCCTCGGTGTACCGTCCCCAAACGCAAAAACAAACCGTTCAGCGGTCACGATCATTGACCTACAGGTTGTTGGTGCGTTTGTTACGACGGTCGCGTTGACGGTGTTGTCATTGATAAAGCCGCCGCCCGCGCCGTCGTCCATGACAAGCTCGTAGATTTTTCCGTCCGCATCAGAGCACCCGATTAGGTTCTGGCCCCAGTTATCAAGCGTCCAATTTGTTGCTGGCGAGACGGTGTAGTTAATCTCTCTCGGTACGCCATACGCTCCATTACCGTATGCGCCACCACCGTACCCAGTGTTTTGTCCGGCTTCGGCGATGCCTGTTGTGAATGACGCAGGCGTGATGTCGTATGCCGTGTTTGTGCCGGTGACAATGTAAAGCTTTGAGGCAGATCCAAACGCCACATACGGCGCTCCACCGTTTGACACCCAAGAATGCGAGCCCCGCATGATGCCCTCGGTAGAGGCCGCAATAGTGACGCCCAGAGACACCCACCCGCCTATCGGCTGCGGCGCACCGTTAGTCCAGCGAACTAGGTTGGCATCAATCCAGCGACCTTTTGACTCTAACGGTGTCCCGTGAGAATAAACGCCAGCCGGAATGTCTAACTTAATTATCGGCATTAGCTGGTGTATCCCAAATATGAGCCGTAAAGCTGTCCCGCTACCTGCCATAGCTGAACCCAGTTTGCGTTGGTCGCATTCAGTGTTGGCGCTGATCCAAACATCCACTTCATTGACGGCCAGGTAACCGTATCGGTGCCAACAGACGTGATCTGCAAGGTTACAAACTCACCATTTGCCAGCGATTCGGTGAACGTTACGTTACCGGACATTGCTATGGTCTGAACCGTGCCGTTTGCTGGATCAATGTTGATCGTTCCGCTGGTCGATAATGTGTAAACGGTCTCAGTGATTTTTCCTGCAACGCCCAGCGATACAACACCAGTCAGGGTCATCCCGTCTGCAGTGATGCCGTCAATGTTAATTGACGCGCCGTCGCCGTTTAGGATTGAATCAAGCGATGTCCAGTTAGAGTTTAAAAGCGTTCCCCATGAATCATCATCGCCGCCGACTGCTGGCAGATTGAACGTGAAATTAGTCGTAGTCGTTGCCATTTTACATATCTCGAGTATTCGTTGATGGATACTTGCGTGTTGTTGCCGGCCAGATTAGACGAACGACGCCGGCTTTGCCATTAGGGGCGCGAAGGGTATAAGTAATCCCAGCGTATGTTGGGCCGCCCCCGCCGTAGCCAGAGGATACATAAGAGCCTATCCCGCCATCCGCTTCTGGAGTTATCTGATTAGCGCCGTAAGGAGGTGGGTAATCAGCAACCCCTCCAGCACCGCTTGCGCCTTCACCCCGCGGGTCTGTGCCGCCACCATACCCGCCGCGACCGTAAGTGCCATTGGCGTCGCTTCCGTCGTAGCCGTATGCGCCGCCACCCCCTGCGCCGCCTGATCCGGCCTCGCCGTCAATATTAACCCCGTCAGGCATACCGTCGCCGCCCGCGCCGCCTACGCCGGAGTAGCCGCCTGCGCCGCCGCCGCCTACGCCATAATTATTCCACCCGCGAACGCCGCCAAGCCCTCCGACATTAGAATCGCTGTTGGTGACGCTGGAGTCAAAGGTAACAGTATCAGAGTTGGTGTTGTTACCTCCTGCACCGCCGGGGGAGCTGATCAATATGGTGGATCCGCGCTTGATGTAAGAGGGGCTACCATTGCCGCCGGGGACATCGGCGTCGCTGGTTCCGCTCTCAACTCCACCCGCTCCGGCCCTGATTGTTAGCGTCTCACCCGGAGTTACCTCAAACGTGCCGTAGGCCAGCGTGCCGCCCTGACCGCCTTTGCGGGCGCTACCTGCTGACCCTGTTCCAGCGCCACCACCGCCGATTGCAACCGCCGAGATAAAATTAACATTCTCAGGTACGGTAAAGCTGACCTCTGATGTGCTGGTAAATATCTGCTGATCGGGCGCGGCCCCTCCTCCAACGATGAGCATAGACCTAAACATCAAGACCACCCATAATCAGTTGATGCTGCATCTGTCCATATCCCTGATGAAGAGCCTTCGTCCACCCACGTCTCAATCTTTGATGATGAATAGTTCCAGTCATCAAGATCGGTGTAGCCTGCCACCCAGTATTCTCGAAGAACATACTCTTGATCCATCATGAGGGATCCGGTGCCGCATCGCGCTCAGTCGCCAGATGGATGTACAGGCTGTACAGCGCGGCATATACGCCAGAATATGTCATGGTCGCGCCCTGAACTATAACCTGTCCTGTCTCTGGATCAAGCAAAGGAAAAGCCGTACTTGCGTTATCTGCGGTCAAGGACTCGGACACATTGCCCGCTTTCTGCTGAACAACGCTGCCATCATCAAGGTTGATGATCTGCTCTTCAAAGAACGTGATCGCTTTATTTGATAGACCGTTCTGCACATTCACCTGATAGGATCGAGTGTACTTAGTGCCTGCGATGTCAGATTGTTGATAGTTTGGCATATGAGCCTCTTAGGTATTTGTAAAGTATGTGAATGTGCCGCCTAGTGATGCTGTCCCAGATGTTAGAGCACTTACTAGTATGTTTGACATACCGCCTGATGTTTTAACGACGAAAAACTGGCCATAAGTATCGCCGCTGCTGTAACGTATTGAGAGATTAACGCCGACCCCACTTATAGTCATGTTATTCCAAAAACCTAAAGACTGATCACTGGATGGATTAGTGGTAGTTGAGTGACTGGTAAAAGGGAGACCCCGTAAAAAGAGAGTGTTTGCCGCCAACAGCCCTGTTGTATCTATAGAGTACAGGCTAAACGTACAAGTAACGAGCCTACCAATCCTAGTGTAAGCCCCTTTAGCAGAGGCTGTCGCGGTGTTGCCGCCTATATATGAATCCCCCAAAACAGGCGTCCACGTCCCCTCCTCATAGTAGTCGAGGGTCGTCGCCGCGTTGTGCGTTGTAGAGTTAAAGGTGATACCGTAGCCGTCACCGTTGCCAACATCTAGGCCAACGTTGCCGTTGGATTTGACACGCATACGCTCGGCTAAAGAGGTGCCATTATGAGTCCTAAAGCTTATCCCTGCTTTTGTGGACGTACTAAAGTCATCCTCTGCGACCATCTCTATGTTCGCTACACCAGCAGTAAAGGCTGACCCGGTGTAACCTCTGGCGCTGAACTGAGTTAAATTATTACCGCTGAGTGAGGCTGTGGGGGATGCCTCTGTTCCGTTGGCATGGTATTGCTGGTAACGCACCACATCGCCGTAGCAATACTGAATGATTCCACTGCTGCTACTTGCGCCAGTGGCCTCTTTAGAAAGCGTTAGTAGCGCTGTTGGAGTAGCAGTGCCAATCCCAGCGTTGCCGGTAGTCGTCAAAGTCCCAGCCGTAATGTTGTCCCCAGATTGATACTTGTCGGTGTTTAGGTTGTCGAAGTTAGCGTCAACCTCATCATGCGTGAGCGGCTCGCCCTTCGTACCTCTGAGCGTTATGGCAGACATTAACCAAGCCCTCTGATCTTCATCGTAAGCCCAGTACCTGACCACTGCGCGTCGTCGCTTGACTGATTCACCCTCTGAGTCGCCGCGCTGTAGAGCTGCGCCCACACGCCCACACGCTGATCCTCTGCAAGATATGGCGCAGAATGCAGCAGCGAACCATAGAGGTACACATCGGGGTGGCTGGCCAGTAGCCAGTTAGATGTGTTGGCGTCAGACAGTGCGGGAATTTTTTGATAATAAAGCGACTCAATCGTATACAAGCCATCGGGCGTCGGGAAGAACTCGTATGTGTTTTCAGAATGGCAATAATATTTCGGCTCGCCCGTGGCGTTCTCTGCACCTTGGCGCTTGTCGGCCATCGCCGCCTTTGACAAAAGCTGAAGATTGCGCGTGCCGCCAGAGGTTACCTGAAGCCGGATCGTCTCAACCCAGTCAGATGGGCGAACTAGGTATTGCGTTGATACCGTTGACGTTGCCCTGTTTTCCATCTCGATGTGGCGAATATCTCGATTGATCTGCGCCTCGGCGAGCGAGACAAATGTCGGGACAACCGCCGTCAGGTCATCACGGTTCAGAAAATCCGCAATGGCTGATTTCAATTCAGAGAATGTGCTGATGCTCACGCGGCTCTCCACAATTGATATGCGTTATTGATTATAACTAAAACATATAAAAAACACGACGCCCATAACAACCAAATCGGGACAGGAAGGTACAGCATCGCAACGACCACGGGAAGCTTGATGGCTGAGAGGCCGCCGATGGTGCCAAATCGATCCATCATAAATCTGGCAATCGGGTTCAGCTCCTTCATGCCTTTCTCTTCAACCGCAAAATAGGTCGAAACAATGTCGGCAATGTTTAGGGCGATGAAAATTGATATCGCCAAGCTCATAGCAGCACATTCCCTCTGGTAGCAACAGTCTTGGGATCAATGACCTCAATGTCCTGATGCTTCAGTGCATTCTCGTTCTTATTGGCCTGAACGGGGACACCATTGTCCATCCACTGCATGATCCAGTCCTCCCAAGCACTGTCCACAGGGATCCAGAAGTTCACGTGCCAGCGGGTGTCAATCACAGGAGGGGTTACTTCAGCCTCTCCGTTGAATACACCCGGAGCGGTCACGTAGCCGCCCATCTGGGTCACTGTGTTACCGCCGGTGGGGATAATGGCCCCTGAAGCCTCTGTAGCGGCCCGTAGGACGTTTCCTTCCTCATCCAGTACCTCGGGCTGTGCTGGGTTCTCATGGGTCATGAGGCCCACCTGAAGCCCTGCTGCTTCGAAGGTAGCCTTGTCCTTAGCCCTGATCATGCAGCTCAGGTAGCCCCCTGAGATCGTGGCGAATACTCGGGTGTCCCCTACGAAGACATCCCCATTCTCGTCTATTGTGTAACTCATGAAGTTAGCTCCTGTAACTGGGAGTTCGTTAGTCGACGCGGGAAATACTTGATGGACTTGATGTGGCCGCCGAGAAATGAATTGCTGCCACCCTGAGCAGACCCTATCAGCATTACAGTTAAACCGCTTGGTAAATTTCCTGCGCTGTCAGTAGACGCCGCCCCTCCGTTGAATAAGGCTACAAAATTGTTTTGCTTAAAAGACGCTCCAGCGGCAACAGAAGAGCTATCCGTTACCCCAGAAATAAGCGCGGCTTGTGTTGTAGCTGAATCTGTTACGACAAATGAAGAAGAATTAGAGTTGTAGTTGTAAAATCTAATTTGGTTGTTTCCTGTGCCGTCGTTTATAGTCAAAGAATGTCTTTGATATGGATTCACTGATGGGTCTGCCATAGAACACTGAACAACCACCGTCCCCTCACTCTGATTGTACCCAAAGGCAGACACAGGGATACTGGCAACGTCAGCCGAGCGTGTCGCTGTAGAGCCACTGGTGGGGATGTAGGACGTTGGGAAGGCTCCTGCTTCTAGTTGTACGCCCCAGATGTGAACGGTTGCTTGAGTATTTATAGTTCCTACAACTCCCTGCCTTAAACCTATATGGACAGTCGCAGTGCCGCCGGAACCAGTTTCCGTTAAGGTATAACGCTGCCACTCTGTTGTTAGCGTAAACAACGAATAGTCAACTGCGTCTACGTGTCTAGCGACTATTTGCTCTCCACCTGCCTCTCCCTTCATCCAAAAGGTGAGTGTATAGTCTCCGGCAATTGTACCTAATATGGTGCTAGCCAGATACGATCTCGCAGACGCTCCAGCGCCCAAATCAAATACAACCTTGTCGGCAGTGAGATTTCCGTCTGGAGCAACCGCATTATTAACTGTTACAACCGGATCTAATCCCGTGTCTAATGACACCTTGCCCCATGTCTCAAAGTCCTCACTATAAGTAACCAGATTAGTCCTCTGCTCCTCCACAAGCAGCCCCAAGACATTCCCATTGGCATCGTACTCAATGCGTGGGATGCCAGCAGGGTGGTTGAAGAGCGTTAGGTCACCTTGGTCGAATGTGACTTCTTTGACGCTGATGTTGTCTACGTCAAAAGCAGCATTCCCCAGTGTCTGAATGTTTATTTCTTTATCGCCGTTTTGAACAATTGCATCATAGAATGTACCGTTTCCTGTGTTTTCTTTCCCTGCCGTAGAACCCAAAAGAGCTTTATGACTGCCAGATCCGTTCCAATTTGAGACTGTGTACTCAATGTACAACAAATCTCCAATGTCGGTGTTTGTTAACTCTTGTTTTATAACTGCGCCAATCACTGTCCCATCTGTAGTGGCAACCCCACTAGATACAGACCACGAACTGCCTTTAATCCAATCACTGTCCGTATCAAACCCACCATTAGTCACCAACTCGGAGCCATACGCTACCTTACGTAGCGCAGTGCCCCCTGAAGCCCTACTGAAGGTAATCAGATCAGTAGCGCTATTGTACTGCCTAGTACTCATGTCCAATCCTCCACAATAAAGCTACTACCTGATCCATCAAAGGTTAGACTCAACGAGGGTTCCAGTGATGGCTCCGTGGCCTCTACGATCCCTGTGTCACCTAAGTCCTGAGACCACACACGGAACTGATTGATGGTTCCCATGTAGTCATAGCCCAGCTCCAAGTCAGTTGCTGACAGGTCCGGGAGTGCCACTGGGGTTGTGTTGGCAGTCAGTGCAGTTCCGTCTACAGCGCCATTGATGAACGTAGAGCCATGCCGTGACGCTATGTTGTAGGGTACTAGGACGCCGGGGGAGTAGGCTGTAGAGCCTGACGTTACAGAGTCGTATGTGGTCCCATCTCGTTGCTCAAACAGCACCTGTCCTGTTTTTGTGCTGCTAGTGTCTAGCCATGCATTAGCGTATTCGCCGCCATTTATACGACGATAGAAATATACTTCCGCAATCGTCCCAGTATCAGCATAAGTCATCCTACCGTCCATCTGTATAGACACAGACAGGGGGTTGATCTCGCGGACGCTGATGTTGTCAAGGGTCACATCAACATTTGTTGAGTTTCTAACAATAGTAAAAGCTGCACTAGAAGCTACACCATAGAATGTTACGGTTCCAAGGCCGCTCGACACAATGTTTGTCCCAGAGAACGAGTCTGTTTTTAGACTGCCGCTTGTGTACGCAGTTGTCTCA